CGTAAGCTTTTGCATTGAAGAGCCGCTCGATCTGGTCAACCCATTGCTTGACATTTTCACGATCAACGTAAAGCCCTGCCTTGCCACAATGCTCTCGCAAGCCCGGTGTGCCGGAGCTTATGACCGGTATGCCACTGCACATGGCTTCGGTTGCCGTCCTGCCCCATGACTCGTATTTGCTTGGCATGATCAGGATGCGGGTCTTGGCATACACCTCTTTGATGTGTGGTGTCTTTGGCAGCACGGTCACGTTCGGCGGTTGGTTCGTGTGCTGGCCTTTGTCTGCCGGTTCTGAATAACTGCCCATAACCCCGATGAATTTGCGGTGTGGTAGTGCTTCAGCAATCTGCCGGAGGATGTGGCCGCCTTTGTTCTCGTCAAGGTTGATGAGAGTGATGCCTTCGTTGTACGATGGGTCGATATTGGTATCGTAGTGGCGCCAATCACATGGGGGAGTCACCACAATGCTCGGGTGGTCGTACTTCAACTGCTCCTTTGCCCACTCGCTGTTATAGATGATGTATTGAGGCGAGTCTGCCCACACAATCCGGTTGTATGTGCAAGTGTTGTGGATGAGATGGAAGAGTGGTCTTTTGTACACTTGTGCGATGCCGATTGTCCAGTCGGTGTAGTCGAGGTGCGTCATCATCGCATCACTCCATCCGATAAGCCGCTCTATGACCATGTCCTCCGGAGGGAAGACATCAATGCCGTCATAGGTGTACATCGAGTTGATGCGGTAGTGGCGAGCTTGATGCAGAAGAACACGAACATCGCCTCCGTTGACTTTGATGTCCTTGTTAATCCAATGCGCCATATACTCCGCGCCACATGTGTGCTGCGGGGGGTAGAGGTGGATGGAGTTTAACAGCTTCATACCTTGGTAATTTTCACGACCAACATCTTGTATCCCATATCATCCTCGCGCCCATCCTTGATGATCTCTACGCCCGGCATGCCGATGAAGTCGGTGAAGTGCCAAAGGCTTCGGTGCGTCTCAAGCTCGTTGCCGTAGGCTGCGCCCTGCTCAATCCATACTGCCGGCGTGCTGATTAGCAGGATGCCGCCGGGATTCAATCTATTGTTGATTATATCGCTGATGATTGCATTGCCTTCATCCTTTTCAAAGTGCTCAAGGACATCGGTCATGAGGATGCAGTCGAATCTATGTGACTTCTCTTTTAAGTAGTCTTGTATCGTGCAATTGTAAACATGATCATAACACTTCCACAATGGAGATTGATATTGATAAAATCCTTCAACCCCCATTACTTGAGTGTCCCGATAATTTGATTTTACCCCAACATTGAGCCAGTTGCGGATGCCGGCACCATTGATGCCATGCCCCACGCCGAGGTCGAGGATGCTTTTAGGGGAGTGCATCAAAACCTGACGCATGATGTCACGGAAGGAAGAATAGGAGCCGATGGGCATGGTGTGTGTGTTTAGATGTTAAGCAAAGAAGGGAGCGAAGCACATGGCTCCACTCCCTTTGTATTTATCAGAGGTCGGATCAGCTCGCGCTTCCGTAGATAGCCGCAGTCGGCTGGAAGGAAAGCAGAGCAACACGGGCTTCAGCGCGGTAGGTCACCAGGTTCTTGACGAAGTCATCCTGATCGGTCTCCGTAGAGCGAACAGCGAGGCCGGAAGCCTGGGCGATGGCGAAAGCATCAGTGTTCATGACATAGATCTTGCCGCTCACGATTTGAGAGTGAGGAACCAGAGGAATGCCCACGATGCGAGTCTCGCCTTGTGCGCCGATGGTAATGCCACCCGGTACACCGTAGCTGCCGTTGGTAGGCTGCGTCTTCAGAACAGAAGCCCACACTGCATGCGTGGTCAGGATCACGTTAGGCTGACCGAGGCCAAGAGCCAGGTGCTGCGCAGTGTAGTCGATGATACGCTCGGCAACCGGAGTGGCAGAGGTGCTGCCGGCGGTTGCAGATGCGGTGATCGTGCTCATGAACGAGTTGTTGATAGCACGGTTCCAATCTTCGAGCAGGCTCTGGGAAAGATAGGCCTGAAGGAAAGGAAGGTCTTGCAGCATCTGACGGCTCACCTTGGCGTAACCGGCTACGAAAGGAACGGAGGTGTTCACCATCGTTACATCGTAGTCAACTTGGGCTTTGGCGTTTCCTTCTGTCTGGCTTCCGAAGCTACCCTCACCGATGGCAGCGTTGCCGCGAGGGAAGGTGACGTTGCCGGTGGCAGTCGGGATGATGCGGAAGATGTTGTACAGATGCGGGCTGAAGAAGCTGCGCAGGATGGGATTGTCGGTGTAGCTGATCTGGCTTGTGCCGGTCAGGTTGTTGCCGAGCGTCATCGTTCCGACTGCCTTGGAGCTGTTGAAAGGAGTCTCCGACTTGATGGCATCGAAGTTGGCAGCCACGATGTCCATGATGCCGGCCTTGAGCGACTTCTGACGGTCACCGCCAAAAGCATCGGCCTCCATTTCGGATTTGATCTTGCCGTTGGCGGCAATCAGACCGTTGATCTTCTCGCGCAGTTCGCCGAGAGTTTCGCCCTTCTTCTGTGCATCTTCGTTCAGCTGCGCAACGGTGGCAGCATGCTTAACTTCCAGAGCTGCGACTTCTGCGCTCACTTGGGATTTGATTTCAGCGAGCTTCGGATCGAGCGCGCTGACGATGTCTTTTACTTCCATTTTGTTACGATTGTAAAAATTGTTTAGAAATATTTTAATGTCAAAATATCGAGTGCAGTGGCAGCTTTTTGCGCAACATCTTCACTTTCGACCTTTGGCTCCTCCGGTGCTTCAACGGCTGCCGGTGTGCTACTTAAATCTTCGATGAGTTGGTTGAGCTGCTTAATCTCCAGCATCAGAAGCTCGATGGTTTCATCTGTGGCACTTGTGTGCTTGATGAACTTCTCTAACTTCTTGACCCTTTCGATGCGTGCATCCATTGATTTCAGTCCGAGCATAGGCGTGTATTCATTTGCGCCCCAGCTCGTCAAAGAACTTCCTTCATACAAAACTACGTCATAGAGTTCAGTAGCATCCTTGCCCTTCCGGCTGCCCTTCACGTTGAAGCCGATGGAGTGCTCTTTGACAAGGTCACTCTCAACCATCTTGATGAAGTCACGGCCAAGATTGTGAGTGCCGATCTGTGATTCGTAGTAAAGACCATAAGAGTCTTCCTTCAAATCCATCAGCTTGCCCAAAGGTTGGCGCGGGTCGTGGTTCAGGAGGTGCTTGATGCGCCCCTTAGGGAACCATTCGGAAAGTGACTTCTGGAACGCTCCAGGCACGATGATGTCACCATCGGAGTCTTTTATGTTGAACGCGCTGAAGTAACCGGTGACAATGCCCTTCTTGGCATCGACATCCTTCACTTCTTGCGTCATGCGCTTATATCCGTAGATCATGCTTGTTTTTTTCTCGTCAATCTGCTGCAATTTACGAATTGCCCAATTGATCCCTGCATCGCCTCCCCAGGCATCCCACATGATGCCTCCGCACCCTTCGCTATATGGCACATCCTTGTTCTGCTGGTGACGCTTGAAAGATGCCATTCGGGCGATAGTATCACGGCTGATGCGCTCTCGGTTGGCAAGTTGATTGGCGCGTGTCCATCCGACCGGCGTGCCGCATGATGAGCCATTCTCTTCCTTGTAGGCGAGCGCACGCTTGGCGTTGTTGGTGGCCGCTTCAGGGTAATCGTTGTAGGTTTCTTCCTTGTGCATGATGGCATTGACGATGGCCTTCATGTCATCGTCATCGTCATCATACTCGTCATCATCGCCTTCGCTTGCTTCGATGGCAAGATATGCTTGATACGCACGGTTGGCCGCTCGTTCGGTGTCGTACACGCATTCACCGTCACCGATGCGATATTTCCCGTTGCTACATTGTTCGACTGGCATGCTTATCGTCTTTTTGGTATTAACCTTCCTTGTGCGTCCCGCTTATTTTCGAATCCGAGAACGCACCTGCAATTTATCGTAAAAGCGGCAGGAGCCGACGGGTCGAGTGGGTAGTCTGCGGATGCGGTGATTCCGTTCGTGCGGCCGATCTGAGTGAACGGCATGTCAAGTTCCTGCACACGCCCGTCAAGCTGTGCATGGTCATACTGATCCTTCTCACTGAAGCGGCGTGTCCTGAAGTCAAGCGTGCTGATCCACTCTTTCGTCACCTCATAATCTTGCAGCCTGGCTGCCTCGATGGCGGCAAGGTTGGCCGCTCGGTTGCTCTCCGTTCGCGTGATGGTGAGTGCCCTTGCCGGCGATGCCACCTCTGGAGTGATGCGCCGTGCTATCTCCGCAAAGCCCCACCGCTCCTGCGTGCTCTGCACCAGGATGTTGAGAATGCGATCCTTGGTCGTGGTCTCGATCAGCGTAAGCAAGTCGAGTGCCTGCTTTGTAAGCAGTTCGGTGATGGTGAGCAGAAAGTTGGCGTTGAAGAAGGACACTTTTTGTCCTCGCTTGAGTTGTTGGTTGGTCAGCCTTCCGAACTCCATCGCGACTGATTTGTGCAGTTTACTCACGACATTGAGCAAATCTTCGTTCAGGAGCGTGAACTGCTGAAAAGCACGGTCGAAGCCGATGCGCTCTGCCTCGGCAATGAACTGCTCGGCCTGCTTTGTCAAAGCACGCTGCACACGTGGGACATTGGCATCCTCATGCTTCTTTAGCAGTTGGTGCCATCTCCTCCAGTAAGATCTTCTTTGCCGTGATGTCATTTATGAGTCTTGTCCGGTATGCTTCTCTCGCCGCATCTCTCATGCGCTTCTCGGTGATGCAGCCTCGCTCTGTGGGCAGCTTGGGGAAGCGTGCCATGACGAGCGTGTTGATGATATGCAGATCGTCTGCCGTCATATCTGTCCGAGCTGATCTTCTCCGCTCAAGTCGCTTGCAGCCTGGTCGATGGGTATCATGCCCTGCGCGATGTATGCGGCATCGTATGCCCCACCCTTCGGCTCGTAGTTCATCGCCACACGCTTCTCGTCATAGGTCAGCCAATCGGCAGACCGCAGACCGTTCACCATCTTCTCCATGTCCCTTTGCAGTTCAGGCAGAGCCATGATGTCGAAGTCAACGAACACATTCTTGTCACCCATCCTCGGAACGAGCCACTTGTTCAGCTCGTCACGGAGCTGTGCGCACATAGGCACGATGGTGTTCGTGACGAGGTCGCGGAGTGCGTTCTGATAGTTGTTGTCAGCCATGTTGTCGGCAGAGAATAGCACGACCGGCATGCTGAACACCCGGCACCACTGCTCAAGGCTGAATTTCATCGTGTCGATGAGTGCCATCTCTGAAGAGGTCAGACCAAAGTTCAGGAACTCCCAGGGTGTCTGGAGCATCGCCACCTGACCATATCGGTCGTTGTTGTTGACACGGTCAGCAAGTGCCCGCTGCATATTAGCGGCGGTCTTTTCGTCAACGAGCGGTATCTGGTTTCCGATGGCCTTCGGCACCAGTGCGCCCTTCGCACCGCCATTGGCCATGAGCTTGGCGGCGGCCTTTTGGCTCTCCACGCCCATGAGGTAGTTGTTCCACGCTGCTTGTATCGGTGACACGCCCCGAAGGTGTGGACGGGTTACGGAGTCAAATTTCGGGTTCCAAGACTTCCATTGCAGTATGTCCGATTTCTGAAGTGAAATGTTGCCATTCCCGGAAGTCAGGAGCCAGCCGAGCACCCCGAAGAGGTCATTCGGGTCAGCAACCAAGTCCATGAATTGACTCGGCATGACCAGCAGCTCCGTAAACTCCCCTTCGTCTATGTTACCGTCATTGCCCCAGATGAAGCCTTCACCGGTCAGGAAGCGCATGCCGAAAAGCTGCTCGAAGAATTGGTCTTGCCCTTGGTAGCCATTCGGGTTCTTGAGCAGATTTGCCACCGGCGAATCTTCCACGATCATGTTCTCATCGTATGCCGCCTTGCGCTCCTGGATGGCTCGATCAAGTGCACCCGGATTTCCGAGGCCTTTGGTCATCTGCTTGTATCTCTCAAGGCTGACCCTTGCCTTTGTCCCGCTCTTCTTCTCGTACACATACCAAGGGATAGATGCCGCCTTGCGAGCAAGGAAGCTCACAATGGCATAGACATCAGCGTTGTCTTGGTAGGCGTCAGTGTATCGCTGGGCATCGAATTGCTGAAGGATTTGCCCTTGGTTCATCGGCATGAATGCGTACTGCATCTGCGATGGGTTCAATCCTTTCTTCCTGAATAGTCTGTCGATTATGCTCATATCACTCCCCAGGTGAGCCTGGGCTGTTTTAGTTTCGTGAACACTGCGTACCTCATGGCATCAACAAGGTGGTCATCCATCTTCACGGGCTCCTTGTCGATCACCTTGCCGTTCATGTCCGTTTTCCACTTGTATTTTTTCAGCTCGTGGATAAGGTTCTTGCTACTTGAGGTCACGAACAAAGGTAACGACTTCACTTTCATGATGCCGGCATATACATCCTTGTCGGCAGGTTTCACGTTCAGTCCCTGCCGGTAAAGTTCCTCGATGGTCTTGGGTTCGGCGGCATCGCAGTAGATCTCTGCATACGGATCCATGACCTTGTCCGGGATGATGCTGGTAAGCTCTCCGGTGGTGATGCCTGACTCGTAGTACACTTCATGCACGTACAGCGCATCGTCTGCCAGCGTCACCCGCACCATTGCGGTCGGGTTGCGGAAGCCGAAGTCAAGCCCGTAGAAGACCTCGCCTTGTGGCACATTGTCCACAAGCTTCCAATGCGTGTAAATCTGCTCTTGGCTTGCACCTCTCTCGCCCAAGCCGAACACCTTCCACATCATTGGGTCAGCATGTTGGTATCCCTCAATGACCCTGCGCTGTGGCTCCGGGAGGTGCGTGTTGTCCCGGTAGGTACTGTGCACCTTGATGGCTTCATCCGAATCAGCCAAGTGATAGCACCAGATGTCGAAGTCAGACGGGTTCAGGTCGGTGATGACCTTGAACCTTGTCCGCATGTCGAGCTGGTCGAATAGGGCTTTGCTCAATAGGTTCGCCTCATTGCAGAATAAGATGTCACGGCCAGGCCCTTTCGCCCGGTCGTGATCCTCAAGCCCGAAGAACTCGATGTATGTGCCGTTTTCGAAGGTGTATATCGCATCGGTCTTGTTGTGCATGTCCTCATCGTACCATCCCCATGATTCCAAGATGTCGAAGAAGTCCCTCATGGCACCACGCTTCAGGTGTGGGAGTGAGTGGCTCACTACGCTGATCTTCTTGCGATCGTTATTCGTTGCCCAGAAGATCAGTGCCTGGATGATGCCAAAGGTCTTGCCTGACCTTGACCCACCCTCATGGCAGATGTACCGCTTGTCCCCGGCCAATGCCTTCACCGTGATGGCGGCGGGCCGGGTCAGCTTCACACGGATGTCAGGAGGTTGCACCGTCATCTTCAGGCATTTCCATGATGACCCTGCCCTTACCGGTCACATTCACATCAGCGTTCACCTTCTGCGTGTTCAGCCTGGCAAGTTCCTCGTCATCGGAGCAGAGCTTGAACTCGGCAATCTGAAGCGTGGCATTGTCTGAATCTCGCCATCTGCGGCGCAATTTTTTCTTGACCTTGATCTTCTCTTGAAGGACTGCCTCTTTTATCTCGTCAACCGTGTTAAGCTGATAATTGAACGCTGTGGTGCGTGTTATCCCCATGAAAAGCCACACTTCTTCCAGCGTTACGCATTCCTCTCGAGGTATGATCGCAAGAGCCTCATTGATCAACTCCTGCTTATTCAGTGCCATTTGTTTCAGTTTTTGTCTCCTGCAAATTTACGGAATCAAGGACGGTGAACGGTATCTCCTCTCGCTGCAGGAATCGGTAAAGTAAAGAAGCTTGATCCGGCCAGACTTTGATATGCACCGTTGTCAGCTTGTCAGACTTCTGCCGCAAGATGCTCATGACCTCGTTGTACTTCTGAATCACAATCTCGTCATTGACGCTCATAAGGTCGTTAATGGTCGAAATGGCGTGCATGATAGTGCTATGGTCATAACCACGCTTTTGACCCGTAAAGACGCTCCCAAGTGCCTTGTACGTCATTCCGGTGGTATCCCTGCAAATTTTGTAGAACATGTGCCGAGCGGATACGATTTCTTTCACCCTTGTCTTGGCCGCCATTTGACTCTGCGTTACCGCGTAGGCTTGGCAAATAGCATCGATAACGCGTTGTACGCTTTTCTGTGTGTGTGTGTTCATAACGTGACTTTTAAAATTGGTTTTTTGATTTCTCCGGTCTCAAGGTTAGCTACCCATACCCGTGGCACCTCGTGTGCTATTCTCATCGGCTGGTCTTCCATCAGCCTGGTAATGACCGTCACTGCCTGAAGCTCGTTGATCGGCCCGTGTGCCTTGACCCCGTCCTTGGTGACGTCAAGCACAACAAGATTCTGTTTTTCCATGTGGTGTATTTTTTCTCATTTTCCCGTTTTTCCAATTTCTTTTTCTTATTATCTTCTCTATATTCTCTTTTTTTTCTCTTTTTTATATTTATTTTTTCTTTTTTACTTATTAATAAGAAAAGAGTGGGAAATTGGGTAAAGTATTGTTTCTCAATGATTTGCAGATGGGTAAAGGTGTAGGAAAAGTATTTTATTCAGTGGGAAACGATTTGAAAGCAGGAATTTAGAAAGGTACATTATTCCCATTACCTGCATCATTCCCACTCTCTTGAGCATCAATTCCCACTGGCGTCCATGATATAACTCGGTAAAATCTGCTCGTTGTATAGCTCTTTTTATATGACAAATCTGCCTTGACATCACGTTCACGGCACCATATTTTTAGCCATTGCGTGAGCTTGGTGGTGGTCAATTTTGGGATGCTTTTGAGCTTTTCGATCATGTCCTCCTTCTTCATTGTGAGGTAGAAATCGGTGGTTTTTTCGTTCATGTAGAACTGCGCCAGGTTGACCGCATTGGTCACAAGTTTGCCTTCCTTGGTTGTGACCCGTGCCGTCTTGAGGCAGTCAGGAGCAAAATCGAAGAAGTTCATGGCAAGCTGATCATCCATGTAATTGACAAAATCCGGATGTGTTTCCTTGATCAATGTACGATTCGCACTATTGGCCGTCAAATGGCTCAAATTTCGCCTATCTGATGCCAGCCATGTCTTGGCACAATAAATCATAAAGTTGTCAAATTTTGCCCATTCCTGCGCGTCCCATCCACTGAAAAAAGCACGACCGAACTCGTCAATCGGTTTGTGTCTGGCATTGAAGTGCTTGACAACCGGAAACTCAAACTTCCGATCTATGGTTGACTCATCAGAATTTCCGACCGCAAAGTTGGATGTGATAAATATCTTCGGTGACTTCTCGTATGGGATGATTACTTGCTTCTGATTCTTCTTGTTGACCTGAAGAGACTCCGTGATGACCGAGTAAAGTTTCGTGAAGTGAAAGCTTTTCTCCACATCATCAATGAAAATGATGTCAGTATCGAACTCAATATTCTGCCAAAGGAATGAGTCGTGAAAGTTAAAAGACTTGCCGTCCATTCGGCATGCCTTTCGGAACTTCTCAATCATCTTGAAGACAAGACCCTTGCCTGAACGTCCCTGGCTCTCGCCCTCATCCTCTGGGTCAATGTCCTCCATCAAGATCACTGCCTTGGTGATCAGCTCATCCTTGTGACGGTTCATAACGTAACCCAAGATTGCTTCAAGCTTATGAACATTTTCACCGCCGAGAATGCTGATGAACTTGGCCGCATCACAATCCTTGTGCTCGGCTTGCTGATAGTCCCGATCAATGATGCTGTCCTCCCAGATGTAACCTTGCATCTCTTTGTAAAGCACGTATTCAATCCGGTCAGCCCAAACCTTTACTGCCCGATTGCGGAAGAAGAGCCATGTGCAATCAGCCGTGTCCTGAATGAAATTATCATCAAGCTCATCCATCATGGCCATGAAGCCACCGTTATCGGAGAAGATGGTGCCGACCCTCTCATGAAAGTAATCGCGCACTTCAGCCTCCATCTCATTCAAGAACTGCCTGACTATATCCTTCGGCTCTCGGATGCTGACAATGTTGTTGATAACTTGTACCAATTCACCGTTATACGTCCGATATCCAAGTTCCTTAAAGTACCAATTTAATTCCGTGTATTTGACCTGAATCTTGTTGCCTACCTTGACCCAGAACTGACCTTCGTTGACAATGTTGCGCCCATAGCCATCCTCCGCAAGCTTCGCCTGAGCACGCATAAAATTGCCGTCATGATAGTAGGTCTTGTAAATGTCAAACGGCCCGTATGGCTTTCCCTGCTCGAACTCTGAATTGTGTGTGAATAGATAGAGGCAGTTTTTCAGGTTGTACTTATCCGCAGTATCCTTCCAGATGCTGCCGGAATGGGCCTGCGAGGTGCTTGGTGACTTTATTACCAGCCGATCATCATGCTCCCGCACTACCTTCCATCCACGTTCAACGATCTCATCACGGATGTACCTCCAGTCATGCTGTTCATTGAATACCTTGTACGGAGCGTCATCTCTTTGCTTGTCAATCTTCGGTGCCGGGTCTATCTCAACTTCATTGAACGATCGGCAGATGGCAATAATAAAGTTGCGCTCATCGCTTGTCAGCGTTGGCATGGTCAACGGGTTGCCTTGCTGGAAGAAGTAGCCTGGCGATGGCGCGGTCTTAACGTATCGCTTATTTGATTCATCGAGCCGCTCAATCTTGGCCGCTGTTCCTTTCCCGCTGTGACATTTAGCCAGTGCGCCGTCACCTCCTACTGTCTCACCATAGTAATAAATGTGTGCTCCTTTAGATGGCGTGCGTGATATGACAAGTTTCGCGTAAAGGTCAGGATCGGCAAGCTCCAAGGTGTTCAGCACCTTCCGTGTGATTCCTTGCTGCACCTTCTCATCAATGTCAATGACCTCCATGTTTCGCCGAAGCATGATGCCAATGTGCACATCATCACGGTCAAAAAAGTAACTAACATTGTGGGAATTGATTGGGTTTTCAATTAGTTTATGCACATTTGGTATCTCCTTTGCAGGGCTTTTATCCGGCTTGAGAGGAATGACCTGAATGCCATTAACTATAAGTTCCTGCGCTGCCGCAAAGCAAGCCTTCTCAACGACTTCTCCTTCTTGTATGTATTCGTAGATGTTCATTTGAAACTTTTTGACTTAATAATTTCACATTCGCCGTCAATAAAACCCATAGTACCCTGCCAGATATCCATGATGTAAACGCAAGTTTGTAGACATGGCTCTTTTTGAGTCTGAACTTTTATATTCGATCCATTTACTTCAATAGACCACAACCTTGGGAACTTGTAGTATTTGTAGTAGGAATCACAAAAAATACGGATTTTGTGAAAATCAAGCTCTGCAGAAGCACTATTTTCAGCGCTGGATATCATCATTGGGTACTTAAAATTGTTAGCGTTTAAAGGTGCCTCAAATGTCATCACATGACCGGTCTTTAAGAATAAATCATACTTATTCATACAAAATAATTAAGCCCTAAACGACCGGGGGGATACAGCGTCAAAGACGCTCCCGCCCAT